AGACGTTGAAGTAGCTGGATCGCTATCTGTTGTAGCTACAAGTAATTTTGCATTGACAGCATCGGCTGAAATTCCATCAAAATCAGTCCATGTATCAATTAATCCTGCTCTTGAATCAAATAAATCATTTATGTATATTCCAGAAGTAATAAATCTTCTTTTTAAAGTTAAATTAAAGATTGCTCCTAAATCAATCTTGTCTTTAAATTCATAAGAACCACTTGATGCAATATCTCCTGAAAAATCTACACTAGGTTCAACATCAAAATCAGGAATATCATCAAATAAAGTAGTTCCCTGTAAAAGCAAACCATCAAAAGTTGAATCATAAAAAGTTCTTACTTTTTCGCCTTGGAATGGAGGTACATCTGTATCCTCTCTTTCTGTGAAGATTACTTGATTTGGTTGAGGATCAGGTTGCGTAACAATAATTTGTGCAGCATTTTGCGAAAGCCTTCCTCCATCATCGCGGAATTTTATAGAATATTTTCCCGTTAATGCAGGGACCAAAGTTTCGGAAATATTACCAGCAAGAGCAGGAATAATATCTGTAGAGTTTGCAAACGTACCAGTGATTCCTGTTTCTGGGGTATGTCTAACAACCACGTTTCCACCATGTAACACATCAATATCTGTTGATTGATTAAATCTAAGTCTTACAAATTGATCTGATACTGGTTCTACTGTGATACCAGTGGGATCTAATGGAATAGCTGTTTTTCCTACAGCAATAATCTCGGCAGTTGAAGGAGTTGATGAAGCTTCTAGTGCAGCATTTAAACTAAACACTCTAAATTCATAATCACCTTCAGTCGTATCTAACACCTCAAAGTCAGTTCTACTTACTGTAGTTGTTTTATAATTCTCATTATTCTTTCTATATTGAATTTTATATTGACTTACTCCAGGGACAGCATCCCAGTTTGTAATGATCTTAACTTTAGCTTCTTGATTCTCTACATAAAACTGTTCAACAGCAGTTAAGTTAGATGGCGAAGCTTTTAAAGCATTTAATATAGTTGTATTTCTTTCAGGTAAAACTAATCCATCTTCAATATGTGAATACTTGCCTGAATGGTATGAGGTTGCAACTATCGCATAATTATCCTTATCTTCAGTTACACTTACAACTCTCCACTGTGTAGTTTGTAGGGTTGTATTTTGCAAAATCCAAACGCTGTTTGAATTAGGAGCAGAAGAAAATGCAGATGAAACAGTTATCACTGCTCCAGAAATGCTGCTTATATTCCTAGTTTCTACAGATCCATCGGATAAAATTACACTCAAAGTAGGATTGTTTGTTGCATCTAAATCTGTATTTTCCGTATCATCTACAGTTATCGCAGTAGTAGTTGCCGATTTTATTCTGCCCCCTCTTCTTAACCCTGCTCTTACTGGATCGTTTACTTCTATTACTTGCCCAGGTCTTACAATAATTCCTTCTGCTAATCCAGAAGTAAAATTAATTGTTTCTGTAGAATTTTGTTCCTCAAATAAAATAAATTTACCTAATCGTGCAGCCTGTCCTCTAGATGTACAACCAAAACCTGTAATTTTCTTATGAATTACACCATATTTTGTCTGTGCTGCTGTATCTTCAACAGTTTCAAAATCTAATGTTTGATTATCCATGTCAAAATACGAAACAGATACCGCAGTAGATCTTGTCTTTAAACTTGTTCCTGAATAACCAAATCCTTCTTCAGTTACATTTGCAAGATTAAATAAATAACTAGGATCTGTAGGTCTATCTTGTGAAATAGTAAGAGATCCTGCACTCCAAAAACTTATTGCTCTCATTACAGAAGTTAGTGAATTAACTACTTCATAAGCATCTTGTCTTGATTGAAGAATTGTATTGCAACTAAATCTAGGTTCTTGCCCACCCAATCCATCATCAACCAACGTAGAACAATAGACAGAAGCACTGTAAAATGCAAACTTATCTAATTGAGCTTCAGTAATGTGATCTCCAAGTCCATATCTAGTGTTTGTTAATAAATCAAATAAAATCCACGCTGG